TGGTTCAGCTTCGCTTCGAGTTCTCGAATGCGTTTTTCCTTCTCACGGTTTGCCTTACGCAGCTCTTTCACCCAACCAGGTGCCTGAGCGTGCTCATCGGGAGGTGGCGCTTCCTCACCAATGGAAACGATCACTTCATCGTCGTCGCCTTCGTTGTCGTCAGTGTTGGAATCGTCCTGGTCGCCGGTGGAATCTTGCTCACCAGCCACTTGCTCAGTTTCGATTTCCTCTTCCTGATCTTCGACCACTACGGTTTCGTCGTCGTTGCTCTCATCTCCAAATTCTGCCTTTTTGTTCATTCAAATACCCCATTTAACTCACCCATTTGAAACGGCTGGGTGGGATTCCGTATAACCACATTCTCCACTAAAACGCTGTCATCTGACAACGGGTTGCACTTGTTCGCCAAGCGCAGCCTGCTGAATCGCCTCTGTGGCGGTCAGCGCCATGTTCTGATCGATCTCGCCAGTCTTGGCCAGGGTCTCGGCCGTCTTGGCGCGGGACAGCTCTGCGTCTGCCACGGTCTTGATGGTGTTGGCGCGTGCCTGGGCAGCCTTGGCCACGGCCTCTTCGGCTGCAGCCTGCAGGAAGATGGCGTTCGGGTCTTGCTGCTGGCCCTTGGCTTCTGCCTCGGCCATGAGTGCCTCGATCTCCTGCTCGGTCGGCTTGACCACGCCCATGCGGATCAGGCGCTGGCGGAAGAAGTCGCGCACCTCGCTGATGCCCTCGCCTTCCATGTTCATCATGGCCATGGCACCGAGCACCTGCAGGGTTTCAGGGTCTTGCGTGATCTGCATCATGCCGGTCAGGGCACGGACGGTCGCGGCACGCTTGGAGCTACTTGACGGGCCGACCTCGACGTTCACATCAAACTTGGCCATGCTCAAGTCGTTGGCCATGCGCACCTCGCCAGTCTCCTGGTCGATGGTGGGTTGCATCAGCGTGACGGTGCCAGTGCTCTCGTCCTCGTTGATGATCTTCATCGTGCGGCCTTCTTCGATGTAGATGTCCTTGGCCATTGAGAGCCAGACCTCGCCGCAGCGCTTTATGGCCTTGGCAAAGTTGCTCATGTAGATGAAGGTCTGCATGTCCAGGCGCTGCTGGATCATCTCCACGGCCTTGCCGCTGATGTTCGACACCAGCTTGTCTGCGCCTTGCGGGTTGCCCAGAATGTCCTGCATGTCCTGCTCGGTCACTTGCAGCAGGGCTGCCATGGCCGGAGGGATTGCCGGGCTGCGGGTGTAAGCCACCGGGCCGCTGATCGCCTGGCTGCCGTCTGCGTTGGTGATCGGGTTGATCAGCAGGTAAGGGTAATCCTTGAGGTTGTCCTCGGCCCACATGAGCTGGTGGCAAGCGATCTGATCGGGCGTAAGGATGGGCTTCTCGACGCTGGACAAGGCGCTGATCTCGCCCAGCTTGGACAGCTGCATGTTCTTGAGTCGCTGCGCGTCCTTGGCCAGGCGCACATGGCCCATGCAGCGCTCAACGTTGTCCACAAACCAGCGCTTGCCGTAGACCGGCACGATGGGGATGCACTTGCCTGCGATGTAGCCGCAATCTTCCAGCACCTTGCCGCCGGACATGATGTACTTGTGAATCTTGCGCGACTTGATCTTGCGCTGGCGCACCTCGACGCTACCAATGGCGGCCAGGGTTTCTTCTAAGGCCGGGTCGTCGGTGAACTCGCTTGATTTGTAGCGTTCCTCAGTGCCATCGATGGCACGGAAGATGCGGATTGTCTCGGTGACGTCCTCAACCTTGTAGTATTCCGCGATGTAGACCACATCGGGCGTGCACCAGTCGAACTCGTACTGGTGGATGATCTTTGGCCAATCGGTTGGGTCGTCGTTCCACTCTTCCTTGTAGGACTCGTAGGTCATCGAGTAGATGACGTAACAGAAACGGGCGTCGGCCTTGTCCTGGCGCTTGGCGTTCAGGTCAAAGAACACGGAACTGTCGGCATCGAAGATCGGCTCGATCTGGATGCGCTGGCGCTCGTTGTCCTCGTCCTCGTCGTCCTCGTAGGAAGTGCGCAGACGCCAGGCACCAAAGCCACCGCCCACAGCTTCCTCGAAGGCGTTGTCGTAGGCCTCGTCGGCCACGCTATCCTGCTCGTCGGCGCGGTACAGCCCATCACAGGTCTCGGCCAGCTTGTCAGACTTGCTGCCATCCTTGGCCACATAGTCCACGGTGATGCGGTTGTTGCGGTATTCGTTGATGATGCGAATGACCGACAGCATGATCTTGTTGACCTCGAACTTCGGCTTGTTCTCGTAGATGTCCCACAGTGGGCCTTCCCACTGCGCACCAGACAAGCTGTAGAAGCGTCGGTCTTGAAGGCATTGCAGCCTTTCGTCCCGCAGCGCTGACTGAACGTTGTCGAACTGCGCGAGCGCTTCGGCGTGTACGTTAGCCAGTCGCTGATCTCGTGAAATGCGTGCCATATTTTTGCCCTCGTTTCAAGTATTTTCGCACCGATCACCATC